TTCCTTTGGTGCAACAATTCTAAGGGTAAGCGAAAACCTAAACAAACAACTTGTAAATTGTTTTTTGCAAAAATCGTTACGCTCATGAGCTGGAATCCGGACTATCGGTATAAACTTACAGGAAAGCTCGTCCATGCAAACGGCGAATACCTTATTGCCTTCGATTTAACTGCTACCGAAATATATCAGCGGACATTTCCAGAAGGTGCTAAACCTAAGACATCAAAAACTCCTGTATTCCCTTTGGAATGGCAGGAACAATTTGGTTTGCCGTTTAATGAGCATCGGCAATCTATGCAAATCAACATATTTGACGGTTACGCCATTTATGCAATCAAAGACCATTCCAAGATAAATGGATGCGCATCTGCTGCAGAGCAACAGGCTTTAGTGTCAAGTATAAATAATGGAGGTATAGGCGAATGAATACACCATCTAACTTAAATACACAAATGTCAATCGATTTAAAAAAATATTGCATTCGTGTACATAAGGAATCGTTGCATTTAATCGGAGATCCGAAATATATTCAGTTTCTTGTAAATATAGGTAGCAGAATAGTGGCAATTCGGGCAGTCGAAAAGGAAAAGGTTGATCTACAAACACATATGGTTGATCAAACCCGCATGGAGTCGGATTTTTCCCTTGAAATATACAGTCGCCTTTTCGTTGAAAGGTTATGTAAAGAATTTGATTGTTTCAACGAGGGTAATTCCTTCCGTTTAAAAGGAACCGCTATTCAATCTGAACGAATAGTTGTCTTTTTCTTTGATTCGCTTCAAAAAGTCGACATTTAAGGGAGGCATTTATGGAAAATAAGGCTTTGCAAACCCTTAATATCGACAAGGACTTCAAAAATTTAATTAGTCCCCTGCAAAAGAAGGAGTATCTTAAGCTTGAATCCAATCTCTTGGCAGATGGCTGTCGCGATCCCATTATCACGTGGAATGGATTCATAATTATTAAGAAAATATGTGGAGGTGATTGCAAATGGCAGTTAAACCAACAGCACCAAGGGTAATGAACGGAAAGTATGGCATGCTCTATTGGAATGGAGACCCCATTTTTGAGGTAGATTCATTTGAAGCAAAGATAAAAATAGACCGTGAGGATATTTCTTTTGTCGGCACAATGGGCAAGGATAGCAAAATGACAGGCTTTTCGGGTGAGTATAGTTTTAAAATAAAGAAGATATTTTCTCGTGGGCAGATATTATTTGCCAATGCTATCAAGGAAGGCAGAGATGTACGAAGCCAGTTTATAGGTAAAATTGATGATCCTGATTCCTACGGCAGTGAGCGATTAATATTGGAGAATTGCTGGCTGAACGAGTTAACACTTATGAAATTTGAAAGTGGAAAAATAGGTGAAGAGGAGTTCGGTGGCGGATTTACAGACTATTATTTTGCTGATATTGTGGTTCCAAAATAAAAAAACAGGAGGAAATAATGAAATGAATAAAAATACAGCATTAACATTGAAAGATATTATCGCAAAGAAACAGGCTATTTTAGAGAGTAAGAAAACACCCAAGACTGCACAGCTTTATGTTAAGTCCCTTGATGGGGTAATAACCATCAAAGCACCAGATGCAGGGATTGCACAAGATGCAGTTGGCATGGACAACGGTGATATTTATGCCGTTTACCAATGCGTAATAGAGCCAAATCTGAAAGACAAAGAACTTCAAGCCGAGTTTGGTTGCGTTGAGCCTATGGACATTGTAAAGGTATTATTTGACGAGGGTGAAATTCCACAGATTGCTCAAGAAGCCTTAAAACTCGCAGGTTACATAGATGGCGTTGAAAAGGTAAAAGAAATAAAAAACTAATAACCGAAGATGGTGAAATGTATATGCTACATCACTATCTTCAGCGTGGATTCAAACCTGAACAGATTATTAACCTTCCATATATTGATAAGCTGTTTTATAGGGCAAGTATGGATTTGGCACTTGAAGAGGAAATTGAAAAAACACGTGTAGCAGGCTGGTCGTGAGCTAAGCTCACTGCTCGCCCATGCAACCAGGGAGGTGGTTAAAATTTCAAGAAAAAACATTGGTGCGACACTTAGTTTAAAGGATAATGGCTTTACAACTGGCATTAGAAACGCTATAACTGGTACAAATAACCTTAGAAACTCAACCACCAATGCTACAGGTTCGCTTAAAAAGATGGGTAGTCAGAGTGGTATTACAGGCAACTCAATTGCATCTCTAACAAAGAAAGCGGTAGGTTTGGTTGCTGCTTATGCAGGGTTTTCTGCAATTAAGGACTTTCTAATGAGCAGTGTTACAGCCGCCAATGAATCAGCAAATGCAAACGCAAGGCTTGATCAGCTTATGGGCAACGTAAAAGGTACTACTTTAGCACAGATTGATGCTGTAAAATCCTACGTAAGTGAACTGCAAAAGCTAACTGTTGTTGAAGATGATGTTGCAATTGCTGGAGCTTCACAGCTTGCTACATTTGCTTTAAATGGTAAAAACATTAAGAAACTATTACCTGCTATGAATGATTTAGCCGTTGGTACATACGGGGTAAATGTAACTCAAGAGCAGGTTATAGGCAGTGCAAATCTTATGGGTAAGGTTATGCAAGGACAGGTAGGAGCGTTATCTCGTGTTGGTGTAACTTTTGATAAGACACAAGAATCAATACTTAAAAATGGTACAGAAGCACAAAAGACCACAACACTTATACAAGTCCTCAAGCAGAACTATGGTGGGCTTGCGGAGAAAATGGCTCAAACACCAGAGGGCAGAATTATACAACTTAAAAATGCATGGGGTGATGTGCAGGAAACCATAGGCGGTGAGCTATATCCAGTAATTACAATGGTATTAGGCTTTATGGCTTCTAAAATACCAGTGGTAAGTTCTGCAATAGCAGGTGCGGTTACTAAAACCACCACTTTTATGGATTAAAGATAATATTATACCACCACTTATTAATGCATTTATGAATGTGCGTGACTGGGGTGTTTCTGCATTTAATAATATAAAATCAGCTATTGAAGCCAACAGACCTAAGTTTGAGAGCATTAAAGCTGTTTTTATAGATATAGGGTTAAAGCTTAAATCTGCATTTGATAATGCACAGCCAAGTATTAATTGGGTAAAAGATGTGGGCTTGCCTGCACTTGTAGGGATACTTGCAGATGTTACACAAAAGATAACGGACATATATAACTATTTTAACGATAATTGGTCGCAAATTAAACCAATCGTTGAGGGAGTAACAAATGCAATAATAATATATAACGGTGCATTATTAATATCAACAGGTTGGACGAAGGCAGTAACAGCTGCAACTTGGGGATATACTGCTGCGGTTAATTTATGGAAAGCAGCACAAACAGGAGCATTAGGCATAGAATTAGCGTGGGTTATTTGGAGAGGTAAAGATATTATACAAACTGCTATTTTAATTGGTATGTATACATGGGATGCAATCGTTAAGGGAGCACATGCTGTTGTTACATGGGTACAGGTTGCTGCAACTGGTGCATTGACAGGAGCACAGTGGCTTTTAAATGCTGCATTTTTAGCAAGTCCTATAGGGTGGATTGTGTTAGGTGTTGGCGCACTTATTGCAGTATTTACACTTCTTTGGAAAAATAACGAAGGCTTTAGAAACTTCTTCATCGGTATGTGGGAGGGAATAAAGAGTGCAGTTGTATCGGCAGGGGGAATTATTAAGGGAGTTATAAACGGCATTTGTAGTGCAATCAACATATTAATAAAAGGTTATGTAGGTGGCATTAACGGATTAATAAATGGTGTAAATGGAGTATCAGGAGCACTTGGCATTCCTGCAATACCAAACTTACCTGTACCACAAATACCAATGCTTGCAAGTGGTGGTCTTATTCAAAGGGCAGGAAGTGTAATGGTCGGTGAACGTGGTGCTGAAATACTCAGCCTGCCAAGAGGTGCATCGGTTACACCGCTTGATAAGGCAGGAAACAAAACAGAAAATCATATTAACATAAATATCAATGGCTCTAATTTGACAGTTGATGCTATTGTAGGTGAGCTAGTTCCAAGATTAAAATTGGCACTTGCAAATATGTAGAGGGGGCAGATTTATGGAAATTTATCTTTCAATTAATAATAGAGAGCAGGTTATGAAATTTCCAGTCCTGCCCTCTGCTTTTACTGTAACAAAGCCACAGAAGAATGACACCTTTGAAACTATATCACAAGGTGAGCTTAAACTAATTGGACTTACAGGGCTTAAAAGTCTTAGCTTTTCAAGCTTCTTCCCTGTAAGGGATTATCCGTTTCTAAGGGATAGAAGCGATACAGGGTTTGGCTATGTGTACACCATAGACACTTGGATTGCAAGGCGTGTACCAATGAGGCTTATTATTACTGACACTCCAATAAATATGGCTGTGGTAATTGATAGCTTTGAATATACGGTCAAGGCAGACGGTGATTTAGGCTTCACTATAAATTTTGTAGAATTCAAGTTTGCGGAGGTGAGCTGATGCATGAATTATGGTGCTACCACGAAAGTCAGTGGCACAATATAACTGGTGTTGTTGGTAATTTATCGTGGAAATCAAGCATAAATGAACTTGCTGTTACAATGGATTTTGATGTCGCATATTCTGATGCAGGATATTTTACCAATTGCTGAAGGTGATGTTATTTCTCTTAAAAATGGCGATGAAATATTTAAGGGCATTATACTAACTGAAAATATAAATGGCAGGTCGGCAAGAAAATATACTGCATGTGATTTTGCATTTTACCTTAATAAAAGCAAGGAAACATATCAATTTAATCGTATGAATGCTGGAAAGGCTATACGCAAAATATGTAGTGGCTTTGATGTGCCAGTTTCATACATTTGTCCACTAACGTCCACTATAACGAAAATATATACAGATAAACCGTTGTCGGATATTATAAAGGATATTCTGGGTGACGGTTATTATATGGAAATGCGACCAGAAGGGTTATACATTAACAAGCCTGAAAACATCACAATTAGTGGTGTTTTTTCTTTTGCTGAAAATCTTTCTCCTACACCAATTAATAAATTGATTTCAAATCCACAGGTAACCCGTAGCATTGAGGCTATGAAAAACAGTATTAAAATTATATCAGGCGATGAAAAAGGCTTTAAAGTCCTAAAAACTGTTAAAGATAATACACTCATAAATCGTTATGGCTTATTGCAGGACGTTATTAAATTAGAAAAAGGGCAAGATGCAGTAAAAGTAGCAAATAGTGAGCTTGAAAAGCTTGCAAGGGTCTCTGTTAAATCAAGCCTTGAACTTTTGGGTGACGATAACGTCCGAGCGGGCAGATACATTGAACTTGTGGAGCATATAACTGGTATAAATGGGGTGTTTTTAATTGAGAGTGCGAGTCATACTTTGGCTGGTGGTGTTCATAAAATGAAAATTGACTTGGGGTGAGGACACTTGACATTTGGTGAATAAATGGTATTATTATCTATATGAATTATTCATATAATAAAAAATTCGGAGGTTAAATCAATGCCTGAAGGTGACCCGTTACTGTGGCAAATTTCTTTTCAGATTATACTTATTATGGTAAATGCTGTTTTCGCATGTGCAGAAATAGCTGTTATATCTATGAAGGATTCTAAAATTCAGAATCTTTCTGCTACAGGAGATAAGCGTGCTGTAAGACTTGCGAAATTAACTGAACAACCCGCTCGTTTTCTATCAACAATTCAAGTAGGAATAACGTTTGCAGGGTTCTTGGGTAGTGCTTTTGCTGCCGACAACTTTTCTGATAAACTTGTAAATTTTATCACAAGTATAGGTGTGAAAATCGATCCTGCAACATTAGATAGTATTTCTGTTATAATAATAACATTAATTTTGTCTTATTTCACGCTTGTGTTTGGAGAGCTTGTGCCTAAAAGAATTGCTATGAGAAAGGCAGAACAACTAGCGCTTGCTATGTCCGGACTAATATATTATGTTTCAAAGGTTTTTGCCCCATTAGTAAGCTTTCTTACATTTTCAACAAATACTATTTTAAAGCTTATTGGTATAGACCCGCACGCAAACGAGGAAGAGGTTACCGAAGAAGAAATTAGGATGATGTTAGATACAGGAAGTGAAAATGGTACAATAAAACTTGAAGAAATAGAAATGATTAAAAATATTTTTGAATTTAATGATAAGGTTGCTGAAGATGTAATGACACACAGAATAGAGGTTTCTATACTTTGGATGGACGAAACTCTTGAGCAATGGGAGAAAACTCTCTTTGAAAGTAAGCACTCAAGGTATCCAGTGTGCAATGAGGACACTGATGATATTGTAGGAGTTCTTAATATCAAGGATTATTATAGGCTTAAAGATAAAAATCTTGATGTTCTTAAAGAAGAAGCTATTCGCCCTGCTTGCTTTGTTCCAGAAACAATAAAAACTGATGTATTATTTAGAAATATGCAAAAAAAACGCAACCATTTCGCTGTTGTTTTAGATGAGTATGGTGGTATGAGTGGTATTGTAACAATAAGCGACCTAATAGAGGAAATCGTGGGTGAGTTTGATGACGGCGATGTCGATGAAGAGCAAATACCTAATATTGAACGAATTGACTCAGAAACATGGAAAATAAGAGGTGGAGTTTTCTTAGATGAAGTATCGGAGAAACTTGATGTTAATTTGCCAACAGATGAATATGATACCTTTGGTGGTTTTATATTTGGTGTTCTAAATTCGATACCAGAAGACGGCAGCAAGCCCAGCCTTGAGGCTTACGGACTGAATATTAAGGTAGAAAAAATTAAAGACCATCGTGTGGAAGTAGCAATTGTATGCAAATTAGATTGCAATGAAGGGGTGTAATAAATAAAACTATTTCATATTCTCTATTGAATAACTTATAATTGTGTTATGAGGTAGTTTTATGAATATTGGAGCTTATATAATCGTAAAATGAAACTCTGTATTATAAATATAATCATTACTACAACTAAATCAAAAAATCTAAGATGCAGACCTTATGGTATGTGTCTTTTTTTATGGAGGTGATAATGTTGGATTCAGTGTCAGAACTTGCAAAGTTGTTCAAGGAAAGAGAAAACCAAGGGATTTATTCACCGATGATTGGTAGTATCATCGAGCTTCCTGTTGTACGCATTCGTTTGGGGGATAAGATAATCCTTGATGATTCACACCTTACTATGTGTGTGATGTTGCAACATAATGAAGAATACAGTGACATTGGACGTGAGGTTGTACTCCTGCCATACGCAGATGGTCAAAATTTTATAGTAATTGGGGTGATTCAATAAATGTTTCCAGTAACAATGGATTTACCAAGTGATATTGTTGTAAATAATGCAACAGCTACAATGGGCAAGTCATATATATTTGATTTTACAACAGGTGACTTTATCATTAATGATGGAAGGCTTGTTATTTCTGATGACGTAACCGCTATAAAGGTATGGGTTGAAAAGATACTGCGAACCGAAAAAGGTAGGTTTGCTATATACGATGGCTTAAATTATGGCACAAGCCTTGAAGACTTAATTATCGGTACGAATTATTCCATATCCTTTGTCGAGAGTGAATTAAAGCGTGAAATTGAGGACGCACTATTTCAACATCCTCAAATAAGTAGTATTAGTGGGTTAGTCTTAACGAGAGATGAAGCAGGAATTATGGTAGAATTTACAGTGGTATTAAAAGATGGCACAGCAATTGATAGCGAGGTGAATTTGAATGGCATATAGTAAAGAACAGATATTACAAAGGTTATTAGAACAAATAAGTAGCGAATATGACAAGACCGTTGGGTCTTTTTTTTATGACGTGGGTAAGCCTCTTGCAATAGAACTTGAACAAACTTATTCAAAACTTGAAAATATTTTGCTTAATGGGTTTGCTGTTACAGCAACTGGTGCATATTTAGACAACAAGGTAGCCGAGCAGGGTTTAACACGCAAGATTGCTACATTTGCAACAGGAACTGTTACCATAACTGGCACTGTTGGAGCTGTAATTAATATAGGCGACAAGGTTTCTTCCGATAGTGTTGTATTTAGTAGCCTTGAAACTAAGCCCATACCTGTTGGTGGTAGTGTTACAGTTAATGTGCAGTGCGACACCGCAGGCTCTGTTGGCAATGTTCCAATTGGCAGTATAAAGAAATTCCCTGTAACTTTGGCAGGGCTTACTGGGGTAACAAATTTGGAGGCAATTACTGGTGGCTATGATATTGAAACGGACGATGAACTTCGTCAGAGGTACTTTGATAAGGTATCTGCACCAGTTTCGAGTGGTAATAAATATCACTATATTAACTGGGCAAAAGAGGTCACAGGTGTTGGTGATGTGAAAGTATTACCCTTATGGAATGGTGCAGGAACTGTTAAAGTAATAATAATAAACTCAAACCGAGGTGTGGCAAACCAAAGCCTAATTGATGAGGTAACTGCTAAAATTGAGGATAGCCGTCCAATTGGGGCAAGTATTACAGTAGAAAGTGCTGTTCCTCTTAGCATTAATGTGTCGGCTACATTAACACTACTTGCCAGCACATCACTTGAAACTGTAATTCCTAAAATTGAAGCCTTAATTGGAGCATATTTAAAACGCACAGCCTTTTCGCAGGATTACATTTCATACGCACATATAGGCGGTGCAATTTTGTCCGTTGACGATGTTTTGGATTATACCGATTTATTAGTTAATGGCGGTACAATTAACATTGGTATTGATGAAAATGAGGTTGCTGTACTTGGTGAGGTGGTGCTTACATGAAGGATTTAATGGCGTTGCCCGATTATTACCGCAATTCAAAGGTTATGAAAGAGGTGTTTAAAGGGCTAAATCTTGAATGTGATAAGGCAGTAAACGAGGTTATCGATACTGAAAATCAGTTCTTTGTTGTGCTAACTGACAGGGAGCTTTGGCGATATGAACAGGATTTAGGTATTGCGGTTGAGGGTAGTTTGTCAGTGGATACACGCAGGGGAAAAATCCTCTCTCGCCTTCGTGGAACAGGCACTGTTACAAAAGATATGATTCGCAATGTAGCAAATTCCTTTGTTTATGGGGAAATAGATATTATTGAGCAACCGAATAATTACACATTTATTGTAAAATTCATAAGCAAAAAAGGTGTGCCACCAAATATAGATGATATAAAGATGGCGATTGAGGATATAAAGCCCGCACATTTAGTTGTGGAATATGTTTTCACTTATCGAATGTGGCAAGATGTTAAGGCGTTATTGTCTGACTGGCAGGCGGCAAAGAGTTATTCATGGGAAAGCTTGATGACCTTTGACGGTAATATTGTTAATAAGCTTTATACTGAAAATGGCTTAGTGTATTATCGAGATGTAGGTAACGGGAACGCCTTTATATATTATGAAAACGGAAAACCGTTTGCAAGGAGCGTGATTTAAAATGGCATTACAAAGTACAGATATTGGCTTGGTATTAGCTTCGGATGTGGGCGATGTGGCAGGGTTACAAACCAACAGCAAGCAGATTGTTCCTGCAATAAATGAAGTTTTATCGGGTAGTGGAAATCAAGCCTTGAATCAGCTATATATTCAAGGGGAAAACAATGTAATTGAGGGAAATGACAATATTGTTTATGGAAATAACAATCAAATTATCGGAAGCGGAAATATTGTTGTTGGTGATAATCTCATTATAATAGGCAGTAAAAAGATTATCATTAATTCAAGTAACTTTTACGCAGAAAATGTGGATATTGCAAACCAACGTATTAACTTCTATTTTAGCGAGGGTGAAATACCTGTATCCGTTGGAGATAAGGTAGTCCTTAGCATATATTGCAATTACTCTAACCAAGACTGGTCTGCATATAGTTCATGGGATAGCGGACGGTATATTACTGAAATCACCAACATTAATACAGAATACAATTATTTAACAGTTGCTGACCTGCGGTTACCAAGTAATCCACCTGAGGGATACCCATATTTAGATATGGTATATATAAACACTTTCGTTCCGCTTTCTGATTTATATAAGATAAACGGCAACGGTGGTGTCACTATGGGAAGTTCAGCTACTGGGGCTAATGCTGTAACTG